AAGTGGCTCGATAGCTTTGATAATGTCGTGGTGTTTATGGATAACGATGAGCAAGGTAAGGCTGCTGTCGAGGCTATTACCAAAGTTCTCGGATCTAAAATTAAAGTGTTTAAGCCTCAAGCGGATTACAAAGATGCCTGTGACTATCTGTCCAGAGGTGATGACAAGCTCTTCATGGATACCTGGTGGAAAGCAGAACGTCATGTCCCTGAAGGCATCGTAAGCTCCTCATCGTTGCGAGAAGAGGTTCTTAAACGACCAACAAAGTCTCTTGTTCGATATCCGTTCCAAGCATTAGATGAGATGACAATGGGTATCAGGGAAGCAGAGCTTGTGACTGTCACTGCCGGGTCAGGTCTTGGTAAGTCTCAATTCATTCGAGAGCTTGCTTACAGTATCTTTAACCAGACTGATGACAACTTTGGAATCATGTTTCTTGAAGAAGACAAAGCAAGAACAGCAAGGTCACTGATGTCTTTACACTTAAACAAACCAATACATCTACCAGACACTGAGGTTTCTGATGAAGAATTAGCAGATGCTTATAATGCTTTGCTCAAGGATGACAGGTTCTATTTCTATGACCACTTCGGATCTAATTCAATCGACACGATTGTGGACAATGTTAGGTACTTTGCTCGTGCCTTAAACTGTAAATTCATCTACCTCGATCACGTCTCAATAGTTGTATCAGCGCAGGAATCGAGCGATGAACGTAAAGCAATTGACGAGATTATGACTAAACTCCGAATGCTTGTTCAGGAGACAGGGATCACTCTTTTCTTGGTGTCTCACTTGAAGCGTCCAGAGGGTAAGGGCTTTGAGGATGGCGCACAAGTCTCTGTATCAGCTCTTAGAGGCTCTGGCTCGATAGCTCAGTTGTCGGACATTGTTATCGGGTTAGAGCGTTCTAGCCAGCATCCTGACCTTACTGAGCGCAATACTACACAGGTCAGGGTTTTAAAGAACAGGCACTCTGGTCAGGTCGGTCCTGCCGGGAGATTACTGTACGATCTAAAGTATGGTAGGATGTGTCAACGTCTTGATGAAGAGGATGAGAACGCCTTATGAACATATTAGATTTGTTTAGTGGTATTGGTGGTTTTAGTTTAGGTTTAGAACGAGCTGGAATGAAAACTGTTGCATTTTGTGAGGTTGATAAGAAATGTCAAGCAGTTTTAAAGAAGCACTGGCCCGGTGTACCTATATTTGATGATGTATCAAACTTAAAAGGAGAAGACATTGAAGAAAAAATTGACGTTATCTGTGGAGGATTCCCATGCCAAGACATCAGTCTCGCCGGGAAAGGAGCAGGACTTGAAGGCAAAAGATCAGGTCTTTGGTCAGAGTTCAAAAGGCTCATCGAAGAAATCAAACCGAAGTACGCAATCATTGAAAACGTCTCAGCCCTTCGATCTAGAGGACTGGATCAAGTTCTCAGGGAAATCTCTGAGATCGGGTATGATGCGGAATGGCATTGTATCACCGCTTCCTCCGTTGGTGCGCCTCACAGACGGGATAGAATCTGGATCGTGGCTTACCCCCACATCAACAGCGATAACCAAGAGAAGCGAGGAAGCTATCGTACGCAGGACGGAGTACCGAAAGTCAGTAGGGCGATCCACAGTTCCTCCTGGGAACCTAGCGGAACAAGTGACCTACTCAGGGGATACACCCTGTGTGGACATACTAAAACCAACTCGGCTGTTTCCAACGCCAACAGTGCAGGATGGAGGGAAAGCAACCAAGAGATGGAGAGAGGATCGTCAAAACAATCTGACAGCAGCAGTGTTCAATCCTCACAAGATGTTTCCAACACCAACGTCACGAGATTGGAAAGGTGGTTATCGGACGGAATCGCTAGTTCGCAAGGATGGGAAGAGTCGAGCGATGGATGCACTACCGAACGCAGTGTTAGATGGCGCAGGGGTAGAAACGGTGAGTGGACATCTGAACCCAGCGTGGGTAGAGTGGTTGATGGGTTTCCCGGTAGGGTGGACAGACTTAAACAGTTAGGTAATGCAGTTGTTCCTCAGATACCAGAACTAATAGGGAGAGCAATTATTAAAAATGAGAATGCTTTATATTGAAAAGTATATTCCTGTTGTTGGAGAACCAGACCTGGAGGACTTTTGAGAAACATAATTATTGATGTAGAAACCGACAGAACCATCAGTCAGATCTGGTGTGCTGTCACTAAAGACTTAACAAATAAAGAGGAGGCTAAAGTATGGACGCAAGCAAGCGAGTTACAAAAGTATCTAAGACCAAACGATATCTTGATTGGTCACAACATCGTAGGATTCGATGCACCAGTGTTAAGGAAGCACTGGAACTTGAGTATCGACTCAAGCCAATTGCGAGACACATTATTAATGTCAAGGCTACTAAACCCAGTTCTCGAAGGAGGACACTCGCTAAAATCATGGGGCTTACGCTTAGGAAAGCACAAAGGAGACTTCACTGCTTTCGATGGAGGGCTATGTGATGAGATGGTTGACTACTGCATCCAGGATGTCGAAGTCACCGCTACACTATTTGAGAATCTTAGTAGAGATCTACTGGACTGGGGTGAGTCATCTACTCTTGAGCATCAAGTCGCTGTCATTGTCAAACAGCAAGAAGATAACGGATTCAAGCTCGATGTTAAGAAAGCGTTACTCCTTCTCACAGATTGGAGGAAAAGACTGGCAGAAATTGAGGAAGAATTACAAGAAGTTTTCAGACCTATTGTAACTGAGCGTGTTAGCGAGAAGACAGGCAAAAGACTCAAGGACAAAATAGAAATATTTAATCCCGGTAGTCGTAAACAGATAGCAGAGCGTCTCATGGCTCTGGGTTGGAAACCTACCAAGCACACTGAAAAAGGTTCTGTCATTGTCGATGAGAAGGTTCTGTCTAACATAGACATACCAGAGGCTAAACTAATCTCTGAGTATCTTCTTCTTCAGAAAAGAATTACTCAGGTTGAGAAGTGGATTGACTACGCTGACAGGAACGACAGAGTCCACTGCCGCGTGATTAGTAATGGGGCTGTGACATCTCGGATGACTCACAGCAAGCCTAATCTGGCTCAGGTGCCGAGGGTAGGTAATCCGTTTGGTAAAGAGTGCAGAGAATGCTGGACGGTAGAGGACGGCAATGTACTATGTGGGGTGGATGCTTCTGGGTTAGAATTGAGAATGTTAGCGCATTTCATGCGTGATGAGGAGTACACTAACGAGATATTAAGTGGTGACATCCACACCGCTAACATGAAGGCTGCCGGGCTAACGAATAGAGACCAGGCTAAGACTTTTATCTATGCTTTTCTTTATGGTGCAGGACCAGCCAAGATAGGTCAGATTGTAGGAGGTGGTGAGAAAGAAGGTAGAAAGTTGATTAACAGTTTTCTTGGTAACACACCAGCCTTGCATAAACTAAAAGAGAAAGTTAACCGCATAGCTGAGAAAGGTTATCTACCTAGCCTAGATGGTAGACGTTTAATTGTTCGTTCTCAACACGCTGCTCTCAACACTTTGCTACAGGGAGCTGGTGCTGTGGTTATGAAAAAGGCTTTAGTATTGCTACACTCCAAATTAAAAGCTGGTAAAATATACGGCTCTTTTGTTGCTAATGTGCATGATGAATGGCAAATAGAAACGACAAAAGAGTGTGCTGAATCTGTAGGTCGTTTAGGCGTTCAGGCAATTCAGGAAGCAGGACTTGCTCTCAAGCTACGGTGTCCCCTTGATGGTGAGTATAAAATAGGTACTAATTGGGCATCAACACACTAAAAGGAAATATATGGCTAATATAAAACCAGTTGTAGTAAACGCAGAAATTATGTGGGCTTTTCTCGATACACCTAATCCAAGAAGTCATAAGTATCAGGTAGACTTATGTAAACTATCTACCAAAGCTGTCAGTACTTTGAAAGATATGGGTGTTAAAGTTAGAAACGACAAACCTGAGAAGGGTTCTTATGTTACAGTCAAGTCAAAGAAGTTTCCAATCAAAGCAGAGCTTGAGGATGGAACTCCAGTCAACTGTAAAATAGAGAATGGTTCTAAGGCTATTGCTACTATTAAACCTTATGAGTGGAAGTGGGAAGGAAGCACTGGCATAGGGACTGGGGTTGGTAAGTTGGTTATTACTGATCTAAAGGAGTATTATCAAGAGGGTGGTGAAGAAGTAAGCATGGACGATCCACTCTAACGTGTCGAAGTCAATGAACAATGCAAAGGCACTCATTGATGGAGATATTCTGATTTATAAAATTGGATTTTCTTCTAATGAACCTGATGAGGAAAAGTTTGCTATTTCTCGGATGGGTAATTTTGTTGATAGATTGATTAAGGTCAAAGGAATAGATTCTTATGAAGGCTATCTGACAGGGAAGAAAAACTATAGATCAGAAATTGCTACTGAGCAAGCTTACAAAGGGAATCGTAAAGAGGCTAGAAGACCAGTCCATTACGATTCTCTGCGTGAGTATCTCATAACTAAGTGGGACTTTAAACTCCAAGAAGGTCAAGAGGCTGACGATGCAATGGGAATCAAAGCCTATGATCTACCTGAGGATTCTAGTTGCATCATGACCATCGATAAAGACTTAGACATGATTCGAGGATGGCACTATAATTTTAACAAGGAATATCTTTATTACGTCACTGAAGCTCAAGCCATTAAGAATTTCTACATTCAACTTCTTACTGGTGATCGAGTTGACAACATTGCTGGTCTTAAAGGTATTGGTCCAGTTAAAGCTAAAAAGATTCTTGAGAAATGTTTTTCTGAAAACGAAATGTTCGACGCTGTTTGTAAAAAGTATAAGAACGACATAGATACAATAACTGAACGTGGCAGGTTGTTGTGGATACGTAGACAGGAGAATGAGATTTGGGACCCACCTCTTTATGAACAATACTGATAGAAAGGTTGTTATGGATACTAAGAAGATTTGGGAATCTTTAAACACTGAAGATTTTCCAGAGATAGTTTACATAGAATGGTGGGATGCTTTGTCTGACTGCGGTTGGGAAGACAATGTCAAACCTGACATTCATCCTGTCTTGAGTGTGGGGTTTGTTGTGTCAGAAGATGACTCAGCTATTTGTATCGCTGCTGCGTTATCAAACGAACAATCTAACTCAAGGTTACACATACCTAAAGGTTGGATCACTAAGATGAAAAGAGTTCGTTTGAATAAATTCTTAAACATAAGGAGAAAGCCATTAAAACCCAAAGTGCAAAAGCCAAAGGTAGAAAGCTCCAACAGTGGTTCAGAGATCAGCTCATCGGATCATTCTCGTTTTCCCGGTCCGATGTAAGGTCTACCAGTATGGGTGCAGGAGGAGAGGACATACAGTTCTCTCAAGAGGTAGGAGATCAACTCGGTATCTCTGTTGAGTGTAAGTCAAGAGAGTCTATGGCTGTTTATGCTTTCTACTCACAAGCTGCTGACAACTGTCCTGAGGGTAGACAACCAACAGTCATTGTCAAACAGAATCATTCTAAGCCTCTTGCTGTTATCGACGCTGAATACTTTGTTACTTTATTAAAGGGAACCAATGAGACACTTGATAATTCCTGATACACAATGCAAGCCTAACAACTCATTCGATCACTTAGCGTGGGCAGGTGAGTACGCTGTTAAGACTAAGCCTGATGTCATCGTTCACCTGGGAGATCACTGGGATATGCCCAGCCTTAGTGTTTATGACATTGGTAAGAAATCGTTTGAGGGTAGGACTTATCATGATGATATCGAGGCTGGTAACAAGGCTATGGATACCTTCATGAAACCTATCATTGCAGAACAAAAGAGGCAGCGACTAAACAAGAAGAAAGTCTGGAAACCTAAAAAGGTCTTTCTTATCGGTAATCACGAGTACCGTATCGACAGAGCTATTGAGTCAGACAGGAAGCTAGAAGGACTGGTTGGTTATAATGATTTTAATCTAAAGAAATATAACTGGGAGGTCCGTCCTTTTCTTGATGTAGCGGTAATCAATGGGATAGCTTATAGCCACTACTTTACTTCAGGTGTTATGGGTAGACCAGTCAGTAGTCCTAATCTTTTATTACAAAAGAAACACATGAGCTGTATCATGGGTCATGTCCAAGATAGATCTATAGCGTTCAGTAAGAAAGCTGACGGCTCTAGGATAACTGGTTTGTTTGCTGGTATCTTTTACCAACACGATGAGGAGTATCTTAATCCTCAGACTAATGGTAGCTGGTCTGGTGTGTGGGTGTTCAATGAAGTAGACAATGGTAGCTTTGACGAGATGCCTGTCTCGATTAATTATCTAAGGAAACAATATGGAGGATAGAGAAAAAATACTAACTGTAATTAGTTTAGGCGTAGGAGTTCAAAGCTCAGCTATGGCTCTTATGGCTGCTAAAGGTGAGCTACCTATGCCTGACTGCGCTGTCTTTGCGGATACAGGAGCAGAACCTGATTCTATTTATTCTTATTTAGAGTTTTTAAAAACAGAGCTACCTTTTCCTATTTATGTAGTGCAGAAAGGAAACATAACAGAAGATACGATGAAGGAAGGAGAACGATTTGCACCAGCACCTTTCTTTATTAAAAATCTTGACGGCAGTAAAGGAATGTTAAGGAGACAATGTACTAACGAATATAAAATACAACCAGTAAGAAGAAAAGTTAGAGAGCTTTGTGGTGTTGGCTTTGGTAAAAGATTTCCTAAAGGAAAATATGTCGAACAATGGATAGGAATATCTACTGATGAAATTCAAAGAATGAAACCGTCAAGAGATAAGTACATTGAGAATAGACATCCTCTTATTGAATTAAACATCAGTAGGCAACAATGCTTACAGTGGTTTAAAGATAATAACTACCCTTTACCAGAGAAGTCTGCTTGTTTCTTTTGTCCTTATAAGAGTGATGACCATTGGATAGAAACTAGAGATAGAACTCCAAAAGAGTTTGAGCAAGCAATAGCTTTTGATAAAGGATTGAGATCAACGAGTAATCCTAGAATTAAGGGACAAATGTTTTTACACAGATCTTGTACCCCTTTAGATCAAGTAGAGTTTAAATCTAAAAAAGTAGACAATCAGATGGATCTTTTTGATAACGAATGTGAAGGGATGTGTGGGCTATGACTATAAAAAAAGTGTTAGACGATAGAGAAAAAAGATATGGTCAGTATCAGGTGGTTAGTAAGATTAGTCAGGAATTAAAATATATTATGCAGTATTCTCCTAACTATTCTAAAATGCCTGACTATATGAAGGAGTCTCTCGACCTGATTGCCAACAAGTTAGCTAGAATACTTAATGGCGATCCGATGTACGATGACTCTTGGAGGGACATCTCTGGATACTGTACGTTGGTGTTGATGGAAATAGAAGACATGGAGAAAGAAGATGTTTCTTAGAGATCAGCTCACTCTTCCTGAATTAATAGAGAAGCTTTCTGTAATAGATGAAATAGAAATAGTTGAAATGTTAGGGCTTACGTCTTTAGAGATATTAACTAGATTTGAAGATTTAGTAGAAGATAATTACGATAAACTGATAAAGGAAATATAGATGGATTTTTACCAAGAGTATATTGCTAAGAGTAGGTATTGCAGATTCGTAGAAGCAGAAGGACGTAGGGAAGATTGGTTTGAGACAGTTGATAGATACATGGACTTCATGAAGAACCATCTGGAGACTAAGCATAACCATGTCATGCCTATGGAGACAGACTCCGAGATGCGTGAGGCTATTAAGAACCTGGAGGTTGTACCTTCTATGAGAGCTATCATGGCTGCTGGTAAGGCACTCGACAGAGACAACACAGCAGGATACAACTGTAGCTACATGCCTGTTGACGATCCTAAGGCGTTCGACGAGGCTATGTATATCCTACTGTGTGGCACTGGTGTAGGGTTTAGTGTTGAGCATAAGTACGTTGACAAACTACCTGAGATACCTGACCAATTGTTTGACTCCGAAACAACTATCGTTGTGCCTGATAGTAAAGAGGGTTGGGCTAAGTCACTACGTCAGGTCATTGCTTTGTTGTACTCTGGTGAGATACCCCGGTGGGATACAAGCAAGGTTAGACCAGCCGGTGCTAGACTCAAGACGTTTGGTGGTAGGGCTAGTGGACCAGAACCTTTACATGAGTTGTTTAAGTTTGTTATCGCTAAGTTCCAGGGAGCAACAGGTCGTAAGCTAAACACACTAGAGTGTCACGACATCATGTGTAAGGTTGCTGAGGTTGTCGTAGTGGGTGGTGTTAGACGTTCAGCTATGATCTCACTGTCTGACTTAGAGGATGACAAGATGCGTCACGCTAAGGTAGGTCAGTGGTGGGAGGCTAACCCTCAACGTGCGTTGGCTAACAACTCTGCTGTGTATGCTACCAAGCCTGACGTTGGTCAGTTCCTGAATGAGTGGACCAGCTTGTATCACAGTCACAGTGGTGAGCGTGGTATCTTTAATCGTGAGGCTGCTGTCAACACAGCTAAGAAGAATGGACGTAGGGATACAGACTTTGAGTATGGTACTAACCCATGTTCAGAGATTATCCTTAGACCCTACCAGTTCTGTAACCTGTCTGAGGTAGTAGTCAGATCCACAGACACCAAGCAAGACTTAGAACGTAAGGTCAGACTAGCTACTATCTTAGGAACGTATCAGTCTACGATGACTCACTTCCCTTATCTCAGAAAGGTGTGGCAGAAGAACACTGAGGCTGAGAGGTTACTTGGTGTGTCACTGACTGGTATCCTAGACAACAAACTTATGGGAGAAACCAGTGATAAGACTAAGGCAATGCTTGAGAGACTCAGAGACATATCGGTTGATACAAACTTACTGTTATCCACTGAGCTTGATATTCCTGTATCTGCTGCCATCACTTGTATTAAGCCTAGCGGTACTGTTAGTCAGCTTGTTGACTCTGCCAGTGGCATTCATACGAGACACAGTAAGTATTATGTGCGC